AAGCAGCACTTGCTTCCTCAACTTTTCTCTTACCAGATTCATAAAAATCCGTTGAACAATCGAATATACCAATAATATGCGAAATTTTGTCTATTGCAATGAATAAAAATTCATATCCAAATAATTTACTATAGATATAAGCTTGACTATCATAATTCCACTTGCGAGCTGAAGACCTAAAATTGTTTATGTTACTAGTTGTTTTCAAGTCTATAATTAACTTCTCTTCGTGATTTATTATATCAGCTTTACCTTTCCACATATTATTAGCTAACTCTATAATTCCAGGTTTCTCATACTCTACATTGTCACCCTGGATTAATCCTTTAGCTACATTGTTCTCCATCAACTTCTCACGCATTAGATTAATGTTGTCAGCTTCTTTTTGAAGCATACACATTTCTCCTCCTGATAACTCTTTGTATGCCTTAGTGTTACGTGTACTAGCGTCAATTATTTTAAACCTTTCTAATTTATTAGGTTCAAGAATAGCTGTGTGAAAGTACCCACCCATTATCAAGTTTGGTGATGCAGCAGTTGGTTTACCGTATTGCAAAGGATCTGCTAATAAGGTTCCAATATCTGAATTACTTAGGTATTGTTTTCCGAACGCACCGTAGTAATTTTCGTCGTCTTTTAACTTCTCTATTATCTCATTTTTATTCATATTTTTTTAGTTCTGCTTTAGCAGCGGCACTAACATTATACTTTGCATCTATAGCACTTAGTGTTCCGCCAGATTTAATATATTCGATAGCTTTAGTAAAAGCATCGGTACCAGGATTTAATGCTGGCTTACTTTTCTTTTGGTCACGGCCGTGTGTATTAGTTGCATCTGCGTCTGCAGTGTCATCAATAAGTAAAAGATTACCGAGGGAATATTTTTTTCCGTAACTGGAAGCTGATCCAAATTGCTGAGGTACTTGCATACCTTTTTGATTAAAATCTACTCCCACGATTGCTTTAGCAGTAATAGTCATTCCTCCTTCAGCGTCTATAATAGATGCGTGAGATTCAATAACTCCATCTCCTAAATAACTTTCGTCTACTGTAAAATAAACTTTATACTTTTCATTAAAAGGTTTTAATGCTTCAAGTATATCTTCAGCAGATCGGAAATTATATTTCCCAAACGAATTAAAACGACTCTTCTTCGCTTTAAATTCTTTTTGAATTTTACTTAGTTTCTCGTGAATGTTCATATTTATAATTGGGTTTATTGGTTTAGTACTTATAAGTAATCAATAACTTGACTAGCTGGTACATTCTCTACTAATTTATCAATAGCTTCTTTTTTTATTTGAGAAACTCTTACATAACTAGCGGTGCCATTAATTTTAAGTTTATCTGCAATAGCTTTTGCTGGCATTTTATCACAATCTAATCCATAAGACAACCTTATAACTTCATATTCTTTATCTGTTAAGTGTTCTTTCATTATGCCTAACAAATAAGCATTTAAAAGCTGTATGTTATACGGTTCAGAATTATCAGCGATTTGAAAAATAGAATTTTCGTCGTCAGTATCTGGCTTATTGTCTATACTTAAAAATATTTGATTAAAAAATGTTTCAACTATTAACTTATCTTTACTTGAGTTCTTTCTAATTTCATTTAGCTTGTGCTCAGGTATTCGCATGTCTCCTCTATTAATATCTATAGATCTTCTTATAGCTCCTCTTATTCGCTTACTAAGAAATGATTTAAGTGTTACTTCTATATTGTCGCTTTTATTAAGCCATTCCCAATCTATTCTATCTATAGCTGCAATTAAACCTAAACTACCTTCTTGTATTAAATCATTTATAGTTAACACACCTGAAGCTTGTTGAGTGGTTGAAAATTTTCTAGCTATATTTTCTACTAAAGGTAAAAACTTTATGATAAGTTCATCTCGTGTATACTCATCCCAAAACTTACCTTCAAGATTGCATATAGAAGTCTTAACATCTTCTTTGTATCTTACATAGTTTTGTATATTATATTTTTTCATTTAAAAGTTCCTTTTCTTTTGTTAATTCATGCGTCATATTCCTATATATAGTTCTAGTTGACACACCTAATACTCTAGCGATAGCGGAAATTGTTATTTTCTTACTATCATCATGTAATAGTAGCATTGTCTCATAAATATCTTCTGGACTAGCTTTACTACTTCTCCCAATCAATTTACCTACTATAGATAACTTTTCACTTTTAGACAAACCTGTTTGATCTTTAAAAATAACTTTTCTTCTTTTATTTTTAGGTGGGCTGTCTAAGTCCATCATACTGATTTCGTATATCATTTGCTTCAGTAACTGTTCAGGTATATCGAATGTAGTAAAATTATTTGACTTATTCGATATTATATATGCTAAATTTTCAAAAGTTTCAGGATTAAGCTGAGGGTTTAAGTACCATAACACAAGCAAATGCCACTTTAAAGACTTGTATGTTGTTATCTGTGCTTTACTTCTAAATAACTCGTAACATTGGTAAGTACCATCTTTATAAAACCATCCCCAAGAATATACCTCAGTAGGTTTATCAGAATTAGGATACTTCCTGTATATTATTTTGTTATTATGTAAATACTGCATTCTACGTGACATTAGCCTGTTACTTATAATACTTAATTAGCTAGCGTCACACTTTTCGACATGCTGTGACACTTTATCATTCTCTTTTATTTTTACTTTTATTTTATAATTATTATTTGCAAAAGCAAATTTATAAAAATTATTAGAATGGTCGTACAATTTTCTGCTCATTTTTATTTCTTATATTACATTTTTCATTTTCATAATAATTCCAATATGCGCTTACACTATCATTTTCAACTTTATATTCGTCTGGCATACACTGTGGAGGTTCGCTAAAACCGTTTTTTACAGCAATGTATTTTGGTAATGTGTATAGCACGTCGCGGCACTTGTCAATTGTCTTATGTGTTCTACCATATCTTGCAGTATATTCCTTACCTAAAGCCATCATATAATTATAAGTCCATATATATTGTTCTGCATTAGATCTCACCCAAATTGTTGAAGGATGATTTACATGCGCTTTCTTGTATGGAACATAACTAGTATCATAATTAAATTGTTCTCCCAATACGTGGTGCGCTGTACAAAGCATTTGAGCTGCTTCTAAGATCATTTTAACCTTATGCTTATCATAATGATAGCGTGCGGCTGTTATAGGGTCTCTGTCAAGATAGAATAAATTCATAAGTTTTTTAGTTTGGTTTTTATATTGTCTATTTTTAATTTAGTTTCTGCTGCTTTCTTATACATTTCTTCAGCTATATACAATTCTAAACTAGACTCGAGCTCGTCTAACCGTCGCAATAACTTTGTTTCTTCATCTTCTACTTCTTTACTAAATATATCGTTTTGTATAGTTATTTGCAAGTCTTCTTTAGACTCTTCCAGTTGTTTAATAAATTGTGCATCTAATTCTTCTTGCTTCTCTGCTATTAAATTAAACACTTTTATAGCTAATATATCTGCTAACTTCTCTATTTCTTTGTCTGTCATATAGTTACGATTACCACTTTGTAAAGTTAAATCTAGGTTTTACATGGTCATTGATAAATCTACCTTTAGATTCCGCCATTTTGAAACCTTCAAATATAAAATATGGTACGTGTTGGTATTTATAAGATGATCCGTTTTGGAAATCTACAACAAAAGTTTCTGAGCTAAATTGATACCATACGGTTTTTATAGCTGAGGATTGTACTGTTAAAAGTTCTGTTAAATTGTTTTTCATTTTATTTTATTTTAGTTATTTATATTATCTTGGATTTATCGTGTTTAGTTTGCACATCTTTACGGGATTCACCCACCTGATTCGCCCACCTATTTTGTAGGCTACCCACTTTTATAATTTTAGTGAAATACTAACCCTACTTTATTTGTTTTGTTAAACCACTTTGTAGCCATAAGATCGTTAGAAGATGCATCAGTGTAACCAGCAGCTTGCTTTGGACAATGTGATAGGTAAAATATATTCATTTGTTTTTGTTTAAAATATTATCAAATAGTTATCGTATTACGTTTGTAAACTTACGATATAAATATTTCTTCTAACTGTTTTTTGTTCCAGCCTGAAGCGATAGATATATTATATAGCATTTCCCCGAACTCTTCTAAAGATATATCACTTCTGTTTTTTTGAACACTAACTACTTCGTCGTAATGTTCTATTGTTATTTTAAAAGGTTTTTTAAAGTCATTCATGTTTTATTGTTTATTTAAAGTTAAATATAGAAACTAATAGTTTCCTTAATAGATTATTTTTAAACTAATGAAATATTAATCCCACTTTGTTTGTCTTGTTAAACCACTTTGTTGCATACAAATCTATTTTACTAGCGTTAGTATAACCTTCAGTATTAAGATCTTTTTCAGTAGAAAATATTTTAGTGTGTCTGTGTTTTCTTTTGTCAATTAATTTTTTTTGCTTACCTGAATCACTGAATATAATATCGTAATTATTTGGTAATGAAGCTTTTAACATCATATCAACCATATTAGTGTAAGAATAGAACTTAACATTTGGGTTATGTATAGCAATTTGAATCCACTTATCTAAGTAAGCTTTAGAATAATAATCACCGCTATCGTGTACTCGAATGTAGTCAGGTTTTTTACGCTTTATTTCATCGTTCATTGCATCGATAAAATCATCAGTTTTACTTAACTCATAACGTTTTTCAAAAGCTGGTCGCACATTAGACCATATATAAGCTCCTTTCTTAGCGTAGCAAAACTTTACACACTCATCTGCCATAGGACAAGTTAATTTACCGGATGCTGATTTGTATGCTGGTATACCGAAATTGAATACTCGTAAACCAAGTTCTTTACTAGTCTTCTTTAATTTGCTGTTCTGTGTCAATAAATTCATCAGTAATTTGTTTTTTAAATTCGTAAAGTTTTATTAATTCATTATGTATAAACTCTATACTCTTATCAAGATCTTCCATAGAAGTAAATACTAATTGTCTCTTACATATTATCGATAGTACGTCGTATTCAGCTTGTAAATCGTCATTCCACTTAAGCTCATCTTCCATCTTCTTTAAACCGTACACTACAGTAGAATGATCTCGCTTAACAACCTGACCGATTTTTGTTAAGTTATAGTCGGTGTATTGTCTTGCTAGTTTAAAATATAACCACCTAGCTGTTGTAGATCTAAAGTCGCGTAGAGTAGATGAAATATTAATACCTATTTTTTCTTCGACTTTATCTTTTATAAAAATTAATTCTTCCATTACCAGTCTTTAGTTATTTGTTTATTAAAAAATTCATATAGTACTTTATTAGCTAGGTCAGTGGCATCGTCACCGGTATCTTCAATTGAGTTTTTAGTGTATAGCATTTCGAATAACTCTTCGTTTATAAAATCTACTGTTCGTTCGTATAAATCACAAGCTAAATCTTGGTAGTCTTTTTTAATCATTACTTTAATTTTTAATTAGTCGAGTAGTGTCATGTACGCTTCAGGGTTGTTTTTACGGAACCAGCTAAGTGCTTTATTAAATTTAGCTAGTTCTTTACTAGTTACCGCTTTAGGCGCAGCTTCCATAAGGTATTGAGTACCGATTATAAAATCATATATAGAAAGCTCAATATTGTTTAATTCACATTCTTGTTTGCTGAAAGGATTAGTAGCTATAGACCCTTCTTTGTATATCATACCTTGAAACCACTTGGGTATTTCGTGTTCTTTTGTTTTACTACTCATCATCTTCTTTTACTATGTTAAACAAATCTTCTACAACTTCACATATGTTTTCCGCCATATCGTCTAGACTATGAAACTCTATATTACTTAACTCGATAGTATTACCATAACCTATTTCAAAGTCATACTCATACGCTTCAGGTCGGTTGAAGTCATAGTTTTCTAACACATATTGTACTGCATCTCTTATTTTATCAACTGTAGTTTCAGTGATTTTAGGTTTATTAGCGTTTGCTAATTGTCTTAGTGCAATATCTAGATCGTCTTTTAAGTTTTTAGCGTTTAACTCTACTGCGTTCAATGTTAATTCTAACTCTTCTACTTTTGTTTTTAATTGTGCGGTGTTCATGCTTTATTAATTTATTGTTTATAACCGTGCTTTTCTATTAATTCTAATATATATTTCCAAGTATCTAACTCTACTTTAGTTGAAGCTAAACACAATTTCAATGTGTCCATACCAACTATACCCGTTCTTTTTTTCACTATATCGTCACGTAAGTCGTCCACATCACGTTGTAGTGTTATGATCTTACTGAATGCTTTGTTGTGAGCTCTCTCTGTTTTATCTGTACTATCCATTGTATTAATCATTAAATAGTCTAGTAATACCACCTAAGTTGTCGCAAGAGGTTAGGCCTAGTATATAGTCCGCTTCACCTATTGTAAGTTCGGTGTAAAAATGATTGGTTTTCAGTGCGTGCATAGCACTTTCGGTGATGTTTGGCCACTTAGCTGCATTTTCTAGTATTTGCTCGCGGTGTTCGTTACTTAGTCTTTCAAATAGTGTTTTCATATGTTGTTTGTTTTACGTTTATATTATCTTATTTGTTTCGTATTAAGTTTGTAAAGTTTACTACTTTATTAAGATGAGGTACCGAATTTATTAATTGCTTGTTCGGTAAGTTTTGTTTCATTAGATATCGGTATTTCAGGAATGATATTTTCACTGTGAATTTGATCGCCAACTACTTTACTTATATATAATGTGTCACCTTGCTTTTCATCTTTTAAGTTATCTAATATTTCTCTATACCGATCAAGTGTTATTTTATTCTCTAGCCTAGCTAGTACTATTTTAGTAACGTCCAGCTCATAACCTGATTTTGTTTTTACCGTTGTTTTCATATATATTATTTTAAGTCTTCATTAATTACCTCTGCGATCTCTTCGTAGTCCACTAAGTTTATAAAAGTAGTAGCGTAATCTTCCATAAGGTGACTACCGTTACTCATTTCAAAGTTAGATAGTACTACATCACTTACAATCTCATTTAGTTGATTAGCGGTAACTAATTCATCGAAGGTAATATCTGCTAAGATATCATTAAATATTCTCCAAGTAGGGTAGCTCGACCACCCATTATATCTAGTGCTAGTATTGTTCATATTATTTATCTTTTATATGGGCTATGTGTTTTTATGACTAATAAAAGTCTTCATCTAGCACTTTATTCTTGATTAAGCTTCTGTATTCACAGGTACAATCCTCGTCTGTTAACTCAATTATAAATCTCCCATACTCGGTTAACTTGTTTAGTAAGGACTTAATCCTTGCCTCTTGAAAATCTACTAAATCTTTCATCTTGTTCTGTTTTTATAACACCTCGTTCATAACGTACTGCGTTACATCGTCCGTAGCTTCTGGTCCAAAGAACCTCTTCCACACGTTAACAGCCCTCTCTACCTTATCTCTCCCTCTCTCAAGGAACTCGTCACTACATGTGAACCTCTTCATCTGTAGCGTGTCCTTGTCTATCACAAAGAACTCAAAAGGCTTATCAAACATAGAGCTGTATATAAACGCTTGGCTGTCGTAGTTATACATCCTCGCCTTCGTCTTGAAGTTACCAATACCTGTAGATGTTTTTATGTCGATAATCTTATCATCCGTAATGATATCCGCCTTACCCTTGAAATCTACACCAAAGAACTCACCGATCATTGGGACCTCGTACTGTACACCATCTGAAAATATTTCTGATGAGAGTGATTCGTTATCCTTCATACACTGTATAGCTCTGTCTAAAGCCTCCTTCTCCTTTCTAAGTAGCATTAACCTACCTTGTGACTTCTCCTTGTAAATTTTTGTGTTACGACTTGATGCATCAACAATCTCAAAATCGTCCTTCTTGTGTGGCTCCAACATAGATACGTGGAAGTACCTCCCTTGTACCATTGGCAGCCTCTCTTCTTGAGGTTTTCCAAAATCTCTTGGATTAGTTAACAATAAACCTATGTTACTGTTAGACAGATACTTACGACCATAAGCTCCATAGTAGTGTTTGTCGTCCTGAAGTTTTTTAAGTATTGATTTCATTATATTTGTTTATTATGTTTTCTCTCATTGTTTTTAAGTAAGAAAATCTTTTGTGATTCTTACTGCCATTTAAGTTCTTCTTTATGGCTCTCTCAATCCTATCTAATGTCTTTAGATATTTTTTCTTGAGATGCTCCTTAACACCTATTGTGAAACTATCCATAACAAACTCTTTTGTAATGTCTTTATAAAATTCAGTCTCTGTAGAGTATATCTTTATACCATAATCGCCTCTTACAACCTTTATTCCCTTGTATATAACAGACTCATATTTCTTTGTATCTATAAACACAGAGCCAGACTTATTCCTTGCTTGTATCCATATCTGTTCCAGTGTTGCCATTGTAAAGGTTTTTGTTGTATGCATTTATCATTTCTTTATTGAATTCACTGATCATTTCTTTAAGTCGTATCTTATCACTGAAGTCTATTTCAGAATTACCATTATAAAGGTTTTTATTGAACTCATGTATCATTTCTTGGTATCGTAGTTGAACACCGAAGTGTGATTCAAACATATCATCTAGTAGTTGCTTTGTTCTGCTCATATTACAAATCTATTTAATTATTAACAATTACACAAGCTTTTTCTTAAAAAAGTTTGTCTCTCTATTTATTCTATTTTTTATAACGAAGAGATCGTATGCCTTCGCCGCCTCTTTTGGTGTACCATAAAGTCCAAATCTATATGTTGTTCCTTCATGACCGAATGTGCAAGTAAAGTAATCTTTACCAGATACTCTCTTTCTATGTACTCCCTTATATTTTATTTCCATTTTATTTTTTATAATTAGTAAAAAAAATCGACACAATCGACACAGTTATAGTTAATTAGTTGTTTATCAGTTAGTTACCCCGTGTCGATTGTGTGTCGATTTTTAGTTATCGTGTCGATTCTATATAGATTTTAACGTTCTCCCACTTTCCTCCAGTCATATCTTCATTAACGAGAAAGTCAATTCTCTTATTCCAACGCTTGTTCATTCTATCTTCGACACGCCATATTCCATCCATCTCTCCAGCACCCTCAATGCATACATATGCACCGAAAACAAACCCTAACTTTTCCAAATCTCTTGACACAGCGATCCATCTATGTCCTTGAGGATTTTCCTTGTTTATCTTCTTAAGTGATGCCGTTGTTAAGTAGTCTGCATTGGTCTGCTCTGGCACGGCATGATATATAGTTGCCGTAACAAAAACATAATGCAGAGCTACGATTATGATATTAAGGATAGTATATCTTTAAGTTGTATTGGATCGTTGAATACAACCTCATCGCCTCCTTCTCTACGCAAGGATGCACTCCTATCACTGATAAGGCGAAGAGTCACGTTGTCGTTTACCTTTACGCTGACGTCGTACTTGTTTATCACCAAGTCTAACATAGATTGAGTCTCGACGAAGTCTACTTTTGTAATGAAGTCCTGCACCATAGTGTAGTCTGGCTTACGACCTACCCAGTAGAAACATGTGCCTTTAGTTTTACCTCGTCTTTCTATTATCTTGTTGTTGATTAAAAAATCAAACTCCTCTTGAGTCAGTCCGTTTGATTCAACTAGTAATTTAACTGATGTTTTTGGGTTGTCGTTAAGAAACTTTCTTGTTTTTAATAGTTTATTTAACATAATTTAATTGGTTTTTTTGGCATAATCAAATGCCTTGTTATACATATCGTGGTTCTATATACTCTGCGAACAAGCCGTCCCACTTTAACTTGATTCGCAATGCCTCTATTTCAGTTTGTCTTCACTCCATTGTTTATAAACATTTGTAGAGCATCCAAGTTGTTTTCTACGCTATCTATCGGCTGATAAAATCCCTCGTGGAAGAATCTGTCCAGCTCTAACGGATCAATGTCAATTAGATCTGTTACTTTTAAGAATGCGTTTAATAATTTCTGTTCTCTCATAATCTATTGGTTTAACATTATCAAAATCTACTATCGAATTGCTTGGATACGTTTCTAATATCTTGGCACAAACCTCATCGCAAGCTTTAGATTCAGTATTGATGAGGTATCTGTTGCCGTTTACTATCATTGTATGCATGTTATCTGTGTATTATTTTTATAGAATTTAGTTTTATTACCAAGAACTTCTACCTCTTGGTATGGTGTTAGTAATTCTACACCTGCAAACTTTTCAGCTACAGATATATTATCGGTCTCAAAGAATATGTTATCTCTGTTTCCCCCTGTCTTAATCTTTACTAAGTATTTTTTCTGCATCTTCATATGTATCTGCTAAGTAATTTTCCATCTGGATTCTGTAATAATATGTTCTAAGAGAATATATCCTGTCGTTGGGCTTGCTGTTTTCCCACTCTGGCATGTCCCATCCCGAATGACGTAATGGCTTCCCATTTGTGTACTCAATCTCCTCTCCGAATCCTTGTTCTTCCTCCCAAGTGTACCAGAAATTTGGGATGTCTTTGGCTAACATGTCTAAAATATCTGGGTCAAGTGAATTCCAAGCCGTTGTGAAATAATAGTTGCCGTCTTCATATTCATTATCGTAGCAACCCCACTTCGTCCCCCAGTTAGCATTTGACCAATCGTACCAGTTGTTATGTCCATACAATTCTGTGATTCTGTCTGACTCTTCTATTGTGATGCTCCCCTGTGATCGAGTTTTTGTGTCCTTAAGTTCTTTAGGCATTGGCTTGTAGTATTGTGCAAGTCCTACCTCAGCTATCTCTTTTAGTTTATCGGCATACTTTTCTTCAACCGATATGTTACAATATACGTGGTTTGGCATTTTTAATTGTTTATTAGTTCATAAATTAAATCTACTACCTCGCCATCTGTGGCGTACTCGCCTTTAATATCTATAATGTGGTCGATAGCTTCAATAACCCTCATCATTCCAAATCCCTCTGCTTTTTCTTTTGAGTTTCCCAAGTTAATTAACTCGTATGCTTGTTCTTTCATAATTTAATAATTGTTTGTTAGATATGTGTTTAAAGCTAATTGCTGAGTCACGCTACCCTTGTATTGTTTTAATATATTCCTTACCCCTTCATCCTCCAAAGCTATGGATGGATTGATTGTATGCTCATTGCAGAGCCATATAAAATCTGATCTTGTCATATTAGTTTTGTTTTAATATATTCCCAAATATTTATCTCTTTTTTTGTGCCGTCGATAATTAATTTAAACTCATCCTTGCTGATACCTCCGAAGAGTCTATTCTTGTAGTTATCCTCAAGACTCCTTAACTTAAATTGAAGTGTAGTTATGTTTGCATTAATCTTATTTTTTGCTACATCATTCATATTAGTTATTGATTGTGTAGTTATACTTTGTTTTTCTTGAAAGAATAAACCTGCCTATAGTCTCTTGTATGTATGGTCTACCGTACTGGTCAAACTCAATCTTGTCTCTGTCTTCTTCGCTGAATATGTAGTTGTCTAATGAATTGTTCATCTGAATAAATTTTTAAGTTGTGTTAAGAATTTTAAATATGGCACTTGTTTAAACATAAACTTCTCTGCCTCTTCATAAGTATTAAAAACTTCTATTGAAGTTATTCCTGTTGGATTTGGTGATTCTACCACCCACATTCCAGTTTGTAGTTTTTTAGTTGTCATATACTCCTATGATTTTATTGCCCTTCTTAGACATTAGTTCACACCAATTTGAAAAGTGATAATCGTCGTTGAATTGCTTTGTGAAGCTGGTATAATTACCATAAATAGACTTCATGCTTATTGTTTTTGAATAACCTTTCATAATTTTAATTTAAATTTCTCTTAAATATTCTCTAATTCTCGATTCACTTAAATCAAGGATGTAAGCTATATCTTTAACAGATACATTATACTCTGATCTTAATAAGTTTGCTTTGTTCGCCTTGATTTGCGTATCTTCTTTTACTATTTTGCTATACTCGTTTTTACTTGAGTTCCAATTTACACCTCTCATAATGTTTAATTAAATATATCAGAAGGATGGTTGGCTTTTGTAACTGCGTGTATATGTAACCACGCTCCGTAAGTTAGCTCTGTGTAAAATAATTTTGTTTCTAACTCATTAAAAACTTCTGCCATAATAGTTGGATAATTTTCGTTTGCGTCTTTTAAACTTTTTAAATAAGGTTCTTTTAATCTCTGTACTAAATTCATAATGTTTCTATTTTAATTGTTTATATCTTTTCGGGTATAGTTTGTACCTTTTTGGTATAGTTTGTACCTTTTTGGGTATAGTTTCCTTTTTTATTTAATTAGACGATGCTGGAGGAATCGAACCTCTCATTTAACCATTGCATCGTTTTAATTTTTTGACTTTCAAGCATTCTCAGTCACTCTAAATTTACGCATAGCTTTAACCTCATATACCTACCTTATCGGTGGTGTTGAATCGTCGCAGGATTTCCGACGTATCCCTCTGCTTCTTAAGGAGTCTTCATACTTACCTCTTACAGAGCCACTTGCTGATACCTTGCAAGGTCTAAAAAATCATTTGTGGTATCTTAACTGATCGTGCATCGGTTTTACGCTTTATGACCTCATTTGTTTATCATAGTATCTTAGTACTACACTTTTTTGGTCTCATCGGACGGAGCTGACTTATACTCCTCTCATGTCCTCTGCACTATGTCTGAATTCTGGGTCAAAACTACGACGAATTTTCGAAACTACCAAATTTTTAACACTTTTTTTACACTTGCTGCCTTGTCATCAGGTTTGGCATACTGCTTAGCGTAACTTCCTTCCCTATAATTTACGGCACTTGGGTGCTGACTCGTGTAGATTTGCCTTGTGGCACACGTCTACTCTTGTCGTGTATGTGTTGGCAGTATTTGAAAGAACGTAGATTTGCTTCTGAAATCTGGGTCAAAACTACAACGAATTTTTCAATCTACCAAATTTTTTTTTACTTTTTTTACATTCTAATCTGTAAAGATACATACACAACACACAAGTTGTATTTGTAAATTGTTGATTCTCACTAAGTTATACGTGTGGACATGGTGTTGCAAAAGTTTATTCTACAGATCACATGGGCAGGGGCTATTCCTTGTCTCGATGCATCTAACTAGTTTTCTTTTGAAATTGTCTTAGCAACCGACACGTTTACCAGATATTGATCTGTTTCTGGATCACGCGCAACCGCACGCACACACGTACACGCACACACATACGCACGCGGGTACAGTATATGCCACAGAAAAACGCCAAAAAATCTGAGGTAACCGACTAAAAGCAAACCCCCCCTATCGAAAAAAAAGCGGTTTCCATTTTGGCTCGTCTACGTGAAATATATATATAACCTTTTACCTCTATATAACTAAACAATATATACCTTACCTTTGATGTATGGAAATACAGATTATAAACCGCATCCCTGCGGGTGTCGCAATTGGGTGGAGTTATTACTCTCCAGACGAAAATCACAACTACGAAGAGATAACCTTTCACTTGTTACTTATAGACTTGAGATTTGTTTGGTAAAACCGACACGAATGTTTTAAACCGACACGGAATTGACACGGCTTAAATTATTGGTTTTTAGCACCTTATCTATAGGTGTGTCGATTGTGTCGATTTTTTTACTATTTTAGAAAAAAAAATTATATAGATAATACTATAATAATATATATATAGTATAGAGGTTTACTAACTACGACACATGTCAATAACTTTTATTTGTTTAGTTAATATCTATTTTGTATGTTTGATGTATAAAAATTGAATAGAATGAATGAACTATTTTTTGATCAAGAAGGTCGTGACAAGCTGATTAGCGGTATCGAGAAGATATCTAAGGCAGTAAAAAGTACACTAGGTCCTTTAGGAAATACAGTAATATTAGAATCACAGGTCCACACTCGTGGATTAACAGTAACAAAAGATGGTGTAACTGTAGCAAAAGCAATTAACTTACAGGATCCTGTAGAAAACTTAGCAGTACGCATGGTGAAAGAGGCAGCTGATAGAACAGCAACCTCAGCAGGAGACGGAACAACCACAGCAATCGTGCTCACAGAGGCTATTGTTGTTGAAGGTATGCGTATTATTCAGCAAAACCCTACTATAAATGTATCAGAACTTGTTCGTGAGATTAATCGTGTATCGGATTGGGTTATAAATAGTCTATCTAAAAAGTCTAAGAAGGTAACGGGGCGTACATTGAGAGATGTTGCGACGATATCTTCCAATAATGACAAGGAATTAGGTAAACTTGTTAGTAATATATACAAGATGGTAGGTCAAGACGGTGTTGTTACTGTTGAGAATAGCCAGACTAGCGATACTTACTACGAGGTTACCAACGGAATCAAGATTGATAGGGGTCATACTAGCCGATTATTCATCAATAATCAGAAAAATGACGAGTGTATCTTAGATGATGTGTATATTTTGGCTACGGATCTTGAAGTCAATAGCATTCTAAACATAGAAAACGTACTTAAGCCTATAATTCAGGGCAATAAGAAGATACTTATTATAGGTAAGTGTTCACAAAACGTAATCAACACCCTAGGGATGAACGTTGTGAAGAACGGATTAAAAATCTGTAACATAACACCGCCTCAATTTGGGTACAAGACTAAGGAATTGATGTCTGACATTGCACTTTCTGTCGGTGCTAAGTATTTTTCTGAAGATACTGGAGATGATTTAAGCTTAATTACCATGTCCGATCTTGGTCATGCACAGAAAGTTGTCGTTTCTCCGACACAGACCGTCATAGTTCGTGACGAAGATCGTTCTCAAGAGGTCAGTGAAAGAATTTCTGAGCTAAAAGAAGCTCGTGAACGAGCTCAAAACAAATCAGACAGAGATTTCATCAACGACAGGATCGCTAGTTTATCAGGTGGTGTTGGTGTGGTATATGTAGGTGGGGATTCTGATATCGAACAGAAGGAGTTATACGACAGAGTTGAGGATGCGGTGTGTGCTGTACGCTCAGCTTTAGAGGAGGGAATACTTCCTGGAGGTGGTTCGGCGTTACTACACTTCTCTAAAGATGTTTTGGAGATGAATTCTAATGCAAGTTCAATTGTTGGAAATGCAATGAGGGCTCCATTTAAGCAGATTGTTGATAACGCTGGAAAAATGTACCCATCTACCGCTGGGGCTTTCGGCGAAGGATGGGATGTCAAAAACGATAAATACGGAAATATGTATAAGATGGGAGTAATTGACCCGGCTAAGGTAACAAAAAATGCACTTAAAAATGCAGTGTCGGTTGCGACAACTATATTAACCACTAATGCAATTGTAACTTTGAAAAGATGAGAAAGTACGAAAATTTAATTTATGGATTAGGAGCTGCTATCGTTATCGTAGGGGTTCTATTTAAAATTCAAAACTGGGATTACGGGAGTCAAATCCTAACTTTCGGTATGATTGTAGAGGCTGGCATATTTATATACTCTTCTTTTACCCCTATGGGGGCTGATCCGAAGGAAATAGACAAATTTGGTGTTTACACACCATCTGTAAAGAGGTATAATGAACAAGTTGCTGTGGCAATCAACAATATTGAAGAACTCAACAAGATGTATGAGCAGCAAATAGAAGGTTTTTCTGAAACCACAGGTATGTCAGACAAACTTAAAGAAGTAAATATGCACCTTGAGTCATTGAGTTCTGTTTACCGTTCAATTCTTAAGACTATGAAATCATAATGAAAGCTATAAATAAATACATAATAATAGAAAAAATATTAGAGGAGATGAAGACCGAATCAGGCCTTCTTCTTTCTGGAGAGGATGCCAGCGAATTTAGATACAATAAAGGTCGTGTGGTTAACCCAGGAACTAACGTGGATACGGTTAAAGAGGGCGATGTTATATACTATGACAAGTCTTCTGGCCACACAATGGTAATACAGAATAAAAAGTACACGATTATTCTCGAGAGGGACGTCGTTGTTGTTCTGTAGCTTTGTTCATTCTTTTTATAGCTCGCTTATATACCTTATCGGTGTAAGGCGAGCTTTTTTTAAATATAGGGTTGCGTTGAGGTGACTCTGATATTGTCTCTTCCCCTGAAAGCTTCTTATATATACTAACGATTAGTCTTTTACCTTTATATGAAACTTCATATAGAGCAGGCTCTGATCCCTTTGCTTTTCTCCATACAGATATCCATCCATCACGAAGTAAGTCATTAAACCTTGATTTGTCCCATGAAAAGATTTCTTCATAGTCATTGAAGTATGATCTCTTGAATAATCTTTCACTGTAAAGAAATAGTAGCATTTCTAAGTCGGCGAGACCCACTTCGTGGGTCCTCTTAGCCCAATAACGGATTATGCGAAAGTATTTTAAGTAGTCGAATGTCGGTTGGCGGCGATCATAATTGATTCTAACTTTGTCGTTGTAACCCTTTGTAGGATTTTTACGCTCGTACTTTCGCCTCATTTTTCGTTTTCTCATTATAACAAATATAATAATTTTATCTATCTTTGCATAACACAAAAAAAATATTATGTATAAGAAAAGTAAACCGTGTACTGCTAAGGTAAAAAAGGGTTCTAAACCAAAGACAAAGAAAAAATATGGGTCTAAGTAGATCAGCAAAATATTATCGGGATAATCCCGAGGCCAGAGCGAAGAAAAACGCTTATCAAAAGCAATTTAATAAGAAAAAGGGTCAAAGTAAGAACAGGGCTAACCTGAACCGTCTGAACAGAGTCTTCGGAACGTATGGTAATGGAGATAAGTTAGATGTTTCTCATCGTACTGGCAAAAAAACAAGACTTGAACACCAGTCTAAAAATAGGGGAAGTAAAACAAACACATCTGGAGACAGAAGGTCCAGAGGTAAAAAGAAGAAATAAGAGTTTTTAATTAATTGTGAAGAAAAAAAGAGTAAAAGATAGCTGTTACTACAAGGTTAAGAGAACCTACAAGGTTTTTCCTAGCGCATACGCTAGTGGAGCTATAGCTAAGTGTCGAAAAGCAAAGGGTAAGAAGTAATGGCGGTACGTAAAACAAAGGAGGGCTCATCACTGAAGCGTTGGTTTAAAGAAAAGTGGACTGACGAAAAAGGAAATCCTTGTGGATCTAAAAAAGGTTCAAAGGTAAAGAAATGCAGGCCTTCTATACGTGTGTCATCTAAAACTCCAGTTACTTGGAAGCAGATGAGTTCAAGTCAAAAAAAGAAGGCTGTTGATGAGAAAAAGAGAGTAGGCATGGGCAAGAGAACAAAAAGCATTAAGAATGGCAGAAAAAAGTAAAATGAAGTGTAACCGTGTCACTAAAAGTGACCGTTCAGGAAAGAAAAAGATGGTTAAGGCTTGCTCTGGTGGCAAGGAAAAATTGATTCACTTTGGAGCTTCTGGATATGGGCATAACTACTCTTCTGCTGCTAGAAAATCATTTAAAGCTAGACACAAGTGTTCAACAGCTAAAGATAAGTTAACGGCAAGATATTGGTCCTGTAAACATTTATGGGCAGGTAAAGGAGGAAGCACCAAGTCTTCTCCAAAATCAAAAAAAGGAAAATATTAAAGAATGAGAAGCAGAGGTTTAGGAGATACAGTAGATAAAATAACTACGGCGACAGGCATCAAAACTATAGTTAAAAAAGTAACCAAAGGCGGTTGTGGGTGCGAGAAGCGAAGAAAAAAATTGAATGATCTTTTTCCTTATGTTAAATAACTGATTATGAAGTGGTTAGAGAAAGTGAAGGATTTGTTTTGGTATTCGGACAGTGAACCGAACGAGGTGCTTATTGCATTTTGCCACGTTATTGCCTTACCATCCTCTATGATTATGGAGTTTCACAACCCTAACCCTTTGTTTATTTTGGGAGGTATTTTTACTGGATTGTTTCAGTTGTGGGCAGTTATACTTAATGGATCTTTAAGGTACCGTTTAATAGCAGTTCAGCTCGCTTCTATAGTAGCAATTATGACGGTTATTAATCTTTGCTTAGAGGGCTTAATGGAAGGTTCTCGTACAGGGTGGGTAATCATACTTGTATTTGCTTTTTGGAACACAATAAGGGTATTTAAAGAAAAAACAGAGAGAGATAATGGATGATTACGTACAAATAATAATAACAATAGCAGGTGTTTTAGGTTCCGCTTCTTTATGGAAGTATCTTGAGGCTAGATTAAAAGCTAATAGTCATAATAAAAAAGTTGAATTTGAAAATAACGATACCGTGCAATATAGAGATGACTTGAAAAACAGAGTTAGAAACTTAGAGTCTATGTTAGCTAACAGTTCAAAAGAGAAAGACGAACTTAGGCAACAGGTGTTAGATTTAGTAGCTGAGGTTAATGCTTTGAGGGTAAAGGTTGATTATCTTGAGAAAGAGAATGAAAGACTAAAGAATTTAAAGTGAAACATATAGATAAAATAAGTAAACATATAAATTTTAATGAAGCTACGACTTCTTATACAGCAAAAAGAAGGGGGATAGATAATACTCCTGATGCCTATCATATTTCTAATATGGAGGTATTGGCTGAGCAAATATTTGAACCACTTAGAGAGTGGGTTGGAGGTCCAATAAAAATTAACTCTATGTTCAGGTCTGAAGACTTAAATGTTGCTATTGGAGGAAGTAGATCTTCACAGCATATGCAGGGTAGAGCTATGGATATCGATGATACGTATGGTTATAAGACTAATGCTGAAATGTATGATTACATTAAGGAAAACTTAGACTTTGATCAGTTGATATGGGAGTTTGGAAATAACAAAAATCCAGATTGGATACATGTTAGTTATGTTTCTGAACATGAAAATAGAGGAAGATGCTTGAAAGCCTATAAAGAAGATGGCAAAACAAAATATGAGTTAATATGAGCAAAAAACCATTTAAAGATACTAAAGTCGGAAAGTTTATATTAAAGAAACTCCCTGGATTTGTTGGTGATGTTTTACCAGAAAAGGGTGTATTGGGAATTGTAAAAAACCTTATCGACAACGATAAAGATATAAGTCCAGAAGAAAAGACTAGGATGCACGAAGAGCTTGTTCAGTTGTATGAGCTTGAGGTTGCTGACAGAGACTCAGCTAGAAAGCGTGAGGTAGAGAAGGCTAAAATTGGGGGGTTTGATTTGATGTTCAACCTTACTGGAATTATTGGATTGTCTGCTTTTGCGTTTATAATATATGCAATTGTATACCTGGAGGTCCCAGAGAACAACAAAGAGGTTTGGATACATCTTATTGGTATATGCGAAGGAATTGTTCTTAGTATTTTCGGATACTTTTATGGAAGTGCAGTTAGAAAAAACAAACAGTAGATGACAAAGATTAAAATATATCCTATAGACACTAATATTAGTGGCAGTGACAAATGGATTGGTACTGATTCTGAAACTAGCAACAGGACAAAAAACTTTACAGTCTCTGCTTTAGCTGACTATTTTAATAATACTAGTCAAATAAATCTATCTAACTCTTTAAAATTTAAGTACGATACTGTTGAGGTTGGAGATCCTAGAGCTAGCGGTAGTTTTTCTTTCTCAAGTGAAATAGGCCCAACTGTAAACTTTTCTGAAATATCTAACCTTTTATTACATCAAAGCACATCAAACGGAAAGTATGTTGTAGAGTTGATGAATGCTTTAACTGGTAATATTGTTATGATCAGTAAGGTCGATGATCCAAATAAGTTTGCTTTTTACAAGATTACTTCTTACATTCAGAATGAAACTGAAACACAGTTCTATAACACAGTTCTAAGTTACATTCAAGGTAATGGAGCTATCGAGGAAGATGAATATTATTTTGTATCTTTGATACAATTTGACAGTGAAAGTGACAAGGAGCACATACATCCACAAGGTACTGCGTCTGCTGTTTGGAAAATAAAACATAACTTAAATAAGTTCCCTTCGGTTACTTCTGTAAACATCAATAACATAGAAATAAAAGGAGAAATAGAATATATAGATGAAAATAACTTAACAATAACTTTTTCCGCTGGCTATTCAGGCAAAGCGTATTTAAACTAACAAAAAAAATGGCTATACATTATTTAAACAGTATTGACTTAAACAAAAACGAGCTGCAGCATGCAGTTATAGAAAACCAAGGGAGTGATGCGTTAGCAGGAACTGGGGCAGACGGTCAACTTTATTTTAATACAGACGATAACGTACTAAAAATATGGAAAAACGGAGGCTGGTCCAATATAGACAGTACTGTAACTTATGATTTGGCAACTGCTGATACAGGTACCGCAATTACATTAACTGGTAGTGACTCGACAACAGATTCAATTACAATATCAGGTACAAGTTCAGAAGTAGAAGTAACTAGACAAAGTGGAACCGAATTAAAAATTGGTCTTCCAGATGACGTAACTATTTCTAGCCAGTTGGTTGTAGGTACAACCTATGGTACTCAAGCGCCTGTTATACATGCTAAATCAGGAGGCTCTGGTGCTAACTTGTATTTAGAAAGTTTTGCTAACTCTGCTGATGATGGACCGGATTTAGTAATGTACAGGAACACGGCTCCTCACGCTGCTGGAGATTATTTAGGTAGCTTAAAATTTAGAGGAGAAGAGTCTGCAGGTGGGTATAGTGTAGATTACGCTACCATGAGTGTTGTAATGACCAACACTGAATCAGCTTCAGTTGTATTTGACGCAGCAACTCCTAATACAAATAGAGCAGCTCTTTTCGCTATTCACGGAGATGAGGATGAAGGTGGAAAAGTGATTGTAAATCCAGCATCTGCGACAACGATTCCAACTCATACATTAGATGTAAATGGTGACGCTAATATTAGCAGTAATCTAGAGGTTGGTGGAAACTTACTAGTAGAGGGTAACTTAACAGTATCAGGAACTACTACCTATGTAGACACCCTAAATGTTCTCATTTCTGACAACATTATCACTTTAAACAGTGACGCAACAGGTACTCCCATAGAAGATGCTGGTATTGAAGTAGAAAGAGGTGATGAGACTAATGTTAGTTTAGTTTGGGATGAATCTGCAGATAGATGGACATTCACAAATGATGGATCTACGTTCTATAACATTCCTATCTCTTCTGAGTATGATAATTTTAATTTTAGTATAGGTGTTTTAGGTAATTTTCAAGAAGTATCAGACGGAGGCTTTGTTTCTTTCAACCAAGGAGGAGGATTAACTGTAGCAATTAGCGGAGATGATTCGATTACATACTCTCACGCGGACACATCAAACCAAGCTTCTGTAAACAATTCAGGTAGAACCTATATACAAGATGTTACATTAGACGAATATGGTCACGTTACTGGATTAGTTTCTGCAACAGAAACAGTAGTAGATACAAACACTCAACTATCCACAGCGGCAGCATTGATTGACGTAAGCGCAATGGGCAGTAATAAAACTGCCTCCTTTTTGCATGACTTAGGTTCTAAAAATTTAATTGTACAGTTATATGATGTGACAACAGGTGAGGTTGTTTTTGCAGATATCGATCACGATGATACTGATAATATTTCTATTATATTTGCATCTACTCCTCCTAATGATATTAGAGTGGTTGTAATTGATGCTAAAAATGGACTTGCAGATAAGACTGTAACTTATTCATAATAATTAAATTAAATGGCGAATAGATTCCTTAATAATATAAGAATAAACGACGAGTACACTTTGCCTGAAAATGATGGTAGTGCTGGTCAGGCAATAGTAACAGATGGTTCTGGTAATCTAAGTTTCGGCAGCGCAGTGGCTTCATCAGCTGAATCAAGCGAATCTATACATATTACTGTAAAAAATACATCTGGAGCTCAAATTACCAAAGGTACCCCTGTATATGTTACGGGAGAAACTGGTAATTCAGGTAAAATTGAAATTGCTCCAGCAGATGCATCAGATGAAAGCAAAATGCCAGCTCTAGGTATTCTTGAATCTACGCTTAGTGATAACGCAGAAGGATTTTGTGTTCAAGGAG